CAGGAAATCACGCAACAGCATTTCAAATCCTCCCTTGTGAACGCGGAGTATAGGCATGGTGTACAAACGTACAACCACCATGCCCTCCGCTGGTTGGTCTGTTCAGTATGGTACGGGAGGCTGGGACCGGCCGGCAAATCTGCGCAGACCTGGTGAAATACAGCGGCCTGCGGCTCGCGTAGATTGACTACCTACCGGCTAACGGTAGTATGGGATGGATGGTCGCAATGCCCTGCAACATCGACGGCGTGGAATACCTCACGATCTCTGAGGCCGTGGACTACATGGGCTGCACCGATGGCTGGGTGCGGATGCTCTGCCGCAAGGGCAAGCTCGACAGCCGCCTGCTCGGGCAGCGGATGCGGCTCGTCAGGAAGAGCTCTGCAACGCACGTCCGCGACACGCTGACCACCAGGGCCAACGCCAAGCGGCACCTGGCCAAGCGTCCTGCCGCCAAGCGCAAAAAGGCGAAGCGGAAGAAGTAGCGTTTTCCCCGGCTGACACGCAGCCAAAAAAATCTTTCTCACCCTCTTGACGCCCAACTACCGATAGCCTACAGTACGCAAGTGGTGGGGCCACCCGGCCTGCCGACAGCTGCGAAACGGGTGGCACTTCTTTCAACGTCACGGAGGACACAATGCCACGCACTTGGAACGCCGCGATCCATTCGCTGCTCTGCATCCGCCTCGGCCAAGAGCTGGGCACTTCGAGCGAGCTGGCGCAGACGATCGCTCACAGCATCGACTTTGCCGTGGGCACACTCGCCAGAATTTTGGGTTGACGAACTACCGCTAGTCGGTAGCCTATCTACCGCTAGCCATCACGCAAAAGCCCTGCACCGCACAAACAAAAAATTTATGGTTCGGCTGATTGACTCCTAAATGAACATGCGTATATTCCCCAACCCAAAGGAGAAGCCCCCCATGCAAAGCCCCCACGAAAACGAATACGCCGGAGCAGTCGCCGGCATGCAGGAAACCTACGGACGCCCCGCGAACCTGCCCGCCATTGGCGACTTCGTCTCGGGCTGCACCTGCGGCAAGCGGTGGAGCGGCCACGTCATGACCGCCGAGCCTGGACGCCTGGCCGTCGAGGTCAGCGGCGCGTGGATCGTGGTGAACCCGGAGGACATCACGCACTGAAACACGGAGCCCGGCGGAGCCGGGATTGCCCAGGAAGGGATCGCCCCGGCAAGGCAGGACGCGGAGCCGGGATTTCACATCGCAGAAAGGGACGCGAACGATGAGCACGGAGATCAGCACACAACGGGCAGTTTCGATGAACGAACTTGCCTCCAACGGCGAGCACGCGGTTAAAACCGGGATGCTGCCAGACCACATCAAGACCGGCTGGCAGTTTGCGGTGATCGCTGCGACTGGCCACGAATTAGGCATGCAGCCGATGCGTGCGATCCGGTCTCTTGCCATGGTCAAGGGCAAGGTTGTTGAGTCTGCCGACTCGCAACTGGCTCGGTTTAAAGCGGCTGGAGGCAGGTCACAGTTTGAGGTGCTTGACGAGTCGCGGGCTGTGCTGCACCTCGTGCACCCCAACGGCGACAAGCACACGGAGAACTTCACGATTGAAGACGCCAAGCGTGCTGGATTGGCGTCAAACAGCAACTACAGCAAGTTTCCAAAGGCCATGCTTCGCAGCCGAGCGATCACCGCCGGGCTAAAGTCGATCGGTTGGGAGGGCGCTGTTGGTGCCTACGACCCCGACGAGATCAAGAGCGAGGAGTTTCCGACTCCCGCTGTCACGCACCCCGAGCCGGCGAATGCCCAGACGGCGAAGGCCGAGGACATGGTGAAGGCCCGCAAGGCGATTGCCGCCGCCAAGAGCGTCGAGCGTCTGCGGCAGCATCACGCCACCGTGAGCGAGCGGCTGGACGCTGGCTTCTACACCCCAACCCAGGCCAGCGAGTTGGTCGATCTGATCGACACACGCATGGAGCTGATGACGCCGCGCGGCGATGCCTACGAGGACACCGGCAGCGAGCACTTCGATGCCCAAGAAATCGAAGCGGAGGCCCGCGCATGAGCACGAACTACCGCCGCGACTTTGAAACCGACGCGGAGTACCTGGCACGCATAGAGCGTGAGGCACAGAGCAGGGCCACGTTTGAAACGGACATCGGCAAGGTGCTAGATGACGGCCCGCCGTCGCCGTTCATCGTTGACGTGGGCGTTTACACCAGCCGACGCGACCGAGACGCCATCCAGCGAGAAGAGGACCGCATTACACGTCTGGAACGAATGGGCCGCTAGCACACAGCCGGCACGCCATTGCCACCAGCTGCGTTCGCTTCAGCAGCATTGGCCGCCGAGCGGGAGTGGCGAGTAACCACCGCAGCCGCAGCCCTGCCTCCCAGGGTAATGCGGCCGGATGCGGCACGACACGCCGCCAATACACACGGAGGTGAACGGTGTCCGACTACTACGCAGAATCGCTCGACACGCTGCCGCTCTTTCGACGCACCGATCCGGTGACGAGCAAGGCCGCAGCCGCTGACGCGAAGACGTTCCGAGGCGAGCACCACGCGGCGATCCTCGAGGCGCTGAGCCAAGGCCCGGCCGGGGCCAGTGGCATTGCGGCACGCTGTGGGCTTGGACCTCACCAGATCGGCAAGAGGCTGCACGAGCTCGCCAAGTGTGGGCGAATCGCGGAGACGGGAAACATCGTCACCAGCGCTAGCGGGCGCGGCGAAAGGGAATGGAGGGTGGCGTGAGCTCCTGGTTCCCGTTCTTTGGCCGCGACTTTCTGACCGCTACGGGCGGCTGGACTGCAGAGGAGCGCGGCCACTACATCACGCTGCTGGCGATCCAGTGGGAGCAGGCCGGGCTGCCTGACGATCTGTCTCGCCTCGAGCTGATGACGCCCGGCATTGGCAGGTGCTGGGATTTGGTTTCGCAGAAGTTTCCCGTGTGGAAGGACGGCAAGCGCCGGAACATCCGCCTGGAGCACGAACGGTCAAAGTCCCACGAACGGAGCGAGCGGGCTCGTCAGTCTGCCTCCACACGCTGGGCCGTTGGCGACGTGTCAGGCGGTGCCCGTGACACGCCTGAAAAGCCACCAGACATGCCCGAGCAATGCGAACGCATATGCCCGAGCATTGCTAGTGCAGATGCTCCCATGTCCATGTCCATGAAGGGTACTTCTTCTTCCGCACACGAGGCCGATTGGCCGAAGCTGCGGGCGGTATGGAACTCAGGCATTGGCGTGAAGTGGCGGTCATCGCGTCCATCCGACACGGTCAAGGCCGCACTGGCTGAAGAGTGCTGGCTGGAGCACGCCTTTCAGGCAATCCAGCACTTGCCGAAGTGCCTGTACTTCAGCGACCCGGTGACGCTCAACCAATTTTGCAAGCCCGGCTTTGTTGACGAGGTGCTGGGCGGAAAGTGGAACAACCCGAAGCGGGCCGCCAAGCAAGGGCGTGACTTTGGAAACCAATCGCCGCCGCCGAAGCCATTCACGGGCGAAGTGGCCGAAGCATTTGAGCGCACACGTAGAAAGTTAGCAGCCGCCAAGGAGGGCATATGACCACCGCCACCCCAATACGCCCGCTCACGGATCGCCAGCGCGAGATTTACCGCTGGATCGTGGGCTACATCGCAACGCACGGCTACTCGCCCACGGTGCGCGAGCTGTGCTTAGCGTTCAGGTTCGACTCGCCCAACGGTGCCATGTGCCACTTGCTGCCGCTTCGGAAGAAAGGCTACCTGGCGTGGAACGAGCGGCAGTCGCGCACGATTCGCCCGCTTGTGGAGGTGGACGCATGAGCTGCGAGAACCCGTACGAGCTGCCGCCCCCGTCGATCGTGGCCGACATGTGCGCTCAGCGTGCGTGGGATGACGAGATTGACGATGACACGCGGCTGCGCCTGGAATTCGCGGCCGACACGATCCGGCACCTGATGCAGCGGCTGGTCCGCCAGGCGTTGCACCTAGAACGAGCGGAGGCCACACGATGACTGTGCGCGACTTCGTAATGCTGAGCCTTGGAGAGATTGTCCTGCTGCTGACGTTCGGCACCGGGATTTTGGTCGGTTGTTCACTCAAAAGAAGGGATTCTTATGGGAACCGCAACGAAGAAACGAACCGGGATTGAACTGGCGGCGTCTGATCTGAAGGCGGCGCTGGCCGCAGTCTCACCGGCTGTGCCCAGCCGCAGCCCGAAGCCGATCTACCAGGCCGTTCGCCTGGGCGACGGCTTGCTGACGGGATCGGATGGTGAAGTGCGCATCGACGTGACCGTGGAGTACCACGGGGATGCGATCCTGCTGCCACACGGCAGGCTGTCGCAGATCCTTGGGGCCGCGACGGGCGACACGGTGACGCTGGAGCCGGGCGAGACGAGCTGCGTGGTGCGGGCGGGCTCGGGCACTTGGACGCTGCCCACGGAGAACGCCAGCGAGTACCCGCTGTGGGAGCCGGCCGACGCCAAGCCGGTGACACGGCTGCCGGCGGACCAGTTCGTGCGGGCTGTGCGGGGCGTGGTGTTTGCCACCGATGACGAGTCCAGCCGGTTCGCCTTGGGGGCCGTGCTGATCGAAGTGCAGGGCGAGACGGTGTCTTTCGTCGCAACGGACGGCCGGCGGCTGTCGCTCGTGGAGTGCGAGCACGACCTGGCGGTTGATGACTCGCAGACTCTGGTGCCGAGCCGCGTGATGGGCATCCTGTCTCGGCTGGCCCTGGCCGACTCCGATGGTTCGATCCAGCTTGAGGCGACCGGCAAAGAGATCGTGGCCACGATCGGCACGGCGACTGTCACGGCACGGCTGATCGAAGGGCGATTCCCCCGGTGGCGCGACGCGGTGCCGGATCTCGATTGCGAGCCGACCACCGTGCTTGCCGAGCAGCTGCTGGCGGCGGTGAAGGCAGCGGCGATCGTCACCACCGAGGCCAGCAGGGGCATCGACTTCGCTTTCTCCGACAAGGGGCTGTGGCTGCACGGTAAGAGCAGCGAGGCCGGCGAGTCGAGCGTGACGTGCGAGCTCGTGGAGGCTGGCACGGCCTGCAGCGTGAAGTTAGACCCGCGATACGTGCGGCAGTGGCTCGAAGGGCTGCCGGCGGACGGCGAGCCCACGGTGAGCGTCCAGGCGAAGGATGGGCAGTCGGCGGTGATCTTGCGAACGGATTGCCACACGGGCGTGGTCATGCCGATGGCAGCGGAGTGACGCCATGCCAATAGTGCGACACGTTGACCTAGCGCGGCTGTACCAATTGTGGAACGACCACACGCTGACTCGCGTGCAGATCTCGGAGATGCTTCGCGTCAGCCCGACGCATCTCACGCGGCTCGTGGCGCGGCACAAGCTGCCGCCACGGCCGCGTGACCGGAACCAGCAAACGCACGACCCCACGCCCGACGAGATTGCACAGCGGGCGGCAGAGTGCCGTGAGCGGCACTTCGCACAGAGGCGGGCCGAGCCTGACTGCTCGACCACGTCGAAGGTCAGCAAGTGGCGGCGTGGCGTGTGCTGCCCAGCCGGAGGCCGTCACGCTTGACGCCGTCGCCATGCTGCGTGCATGGCACCTTGGCTGATCGCACTGACCGGCGGCATCTATCTCGTGGTGGCGGCCGACCTGGCCTTGCACGGCAAGGTTGGGCTGGCCGTCGCCTACTTGGGGTACAGTTTCGCCAACGTCGGGCTCTACTTTGCGGCGAGGGCATCGTGAACGCCATCACGTTCAGCGTGCCCGGCGACCCCGTGCCGCAGCCTCGAGCTCGCGTCTCAACCCGTGGCGGATTCGCTCGGGCTTACGTGCCGCAGAAGCATCCGGTGCATGCGTACCGCCGGGCGATTGCTTTCGAGGCGATGAAAGCCGGGGCGACTGCTGGCCGGGGCACAGTGAACGTGGTGATCGACGCCGTGTTCGTGCGGCCCAAGTACCACAAGACGAAACGAGGCGTGAAGGAAACGGCACCCGAAATCCCACGCCAGGACGTGGACAACGTCGCAAAGGCCGTGCTCGACGCTCTCAACGGCGTGGCTTGGGTCGATGACACGCAGGTGCGGCGGCTGGTGGTGGAAAAGTCTTATGGCACGGAGGGCCGAACCACGGTGCGAATCACATGAGCGTGGCCATTGTGACCAGCGTGTCAGCCAACATCGGCGAGATGGCGGCGCTTACCGTCGCCAACAAGTTCGAGTATTGCCTGCGCCACGGATATTCGTTGATCGCGGACAACATGCCGTACGAGTTGGCAGTGCGCAGCACCAACACGATCTGCGATTACCTAGACCGCTTTGATCTCGTCTGGTGCCTTGATAGCGATGCCGTGATCACGGACATGAGCAAGCCTGTCCACGAGCTGGCGTGCCTCGGGCCACACATGACAGTCTGCGAAGAGGGCATCGTTGATTGGAATCGGCTGAACTGCGGCAGCACGATCTGGCGCAACACGCCAGAGAGCCGGCAGCTGCTCGTGGCAATCTCGGCAGCGGTGAGTCAGTGGGAAAACTTGCCTTGCCAGTGGCAGACGTGGTTGCAATTTGTTGCCGACAAGCACCCGGAGCTCGTGACGGTTGCCCCGCTGCGGGCGTTTAACTCGTGCGTCTGGAATCGTCCAGCCAACGCACGCGACGAGATCGGCGGGCACTGGCAGCCAGGGGACTTCGTCTACCACCCGTGCGGTGTGTTCCCAATAAGCGAACGAATTACATGGATTCAACAAGCGCTATGCCAGGTCATTCGGTGACACTGCCCGAGCGACTTGTCTGGCTGTGAAGTGTTTATTCCAGGAGGCACGGAAGATGGTGGACATTGCTAGCGAGTTCGAGGGCATCTCTGTTCGGAAAGACATTGACGATCTGACAAAGCAAACTGCGGCCTCCCTTTCGAGATTTGAAAAGGGGCGCACGCAGCAGGCAATCGAGCTCGATCAATCAATCACGCCTGACAGAGTCCTGCCAGTGGACCATGAGTTCGCTGCCCAGTATGCGGACGTTACGTGCGAAGGTGCGACGATAGCCGCTCGGTCAAAGGTTGTCTTCGTTGGCATGGCCCGGCAGATCGGAGGCATCTTGCCGCTGACGCTGAGCCGGCTTTCAGACCTGAGTAAGCATTTCAAAACGACGTGCGTTGTTGTGGTTGAAAACGACTCGACCGACTCAACGAAAGAGGTCCTTAAGGAGTTTGCGGCTGACAATCCAAGGACAGTTGTTGTCGAGTCAAAAGACAACGGCAGGCCGCACCTGCACGGCTTCGAGCCCAGCCGCGTCCAGGCGTATGCCGAGTACCGGAACAGAGGCAGAGAGCTTGCCATGGAACACTTCGGCGACGCTGACTATGTGATCGTCGTGGACTTCGACGCATGGGGCGGGTGGAGCGCTCACGGGCTCATCAACGGGATCGGCTGGCTCGAAAGAATTAAGGACGCCGCGTGCATGGCAAGCACCTCGCTCTTTCAGCACCCTGGCAACGGCATAGATGGCAAGGTGGTCTGGTGCCACTATGACCAATGGGCCTTTCGTTGGCATGGGTGGAAAGCACGCCTGGAAGCCTGGTTCACGTTTTGGCTTCCGCCGCCTGGTGCGCATCCGATTCGTGTCTTGTCTGCGTTTGGTGCTGCTGCGATTTACAAGGCCGAGCCGTTCTTCGCCTGCAAGTACGAGTCGATCAATGGCGACATTGAGCATGCAGGCCTGCACAACAACATGATCGCCAAGGGCTGGTCGATCTGGCTTAACCCTGCACAACGGACGCTGATGCACTGGACGCCGGAGACCACGGATGGCGGGCAACACGGCGGCAATTAGCCTTACAGAGTTCCGCGCAGACTGGGACACGCACATGCCCATGCGAGCATTGTGCGAGCGTTACACGATTACCCGTGACCAAGTCATACGGCTCCGCGACGTGTGGCACCTGCCGTTGCGCAATGACCGGCGGCTGCGGTTTAAGCCGAAGCGCTGCGACATGCGCGACCCGACGCCGCGCGAGATCATCCAGGCGTGCAAAGAGATACAAGCCAAGTGGGACGCTCGCACCCGCGAAGAGCGGGCTGTGATCAAGACGCAGCACGTCCACCTGCGGCGGATTGAGATGACCGACGAGGCCCGCGAAGCGCTTGGCCAGCTCGAGGACGAGTGATGCAGCATCAAGACCACGTCGAGCGGCGAATCGTTGTCGAGTACGGCCGGCGGTATGTCTACCTGACCATGCAGGACGCAGACGGGAAGCTGGTGCCGGGCTTTGAGGAAGTCTTTACGCAGCCCTTCCTGCTCGACCGGAAAGACGCCCACGAAGAAGCGGGCGACTGCTGGCAGGACGTGTACCAGTTCGTTTCAGACACGTGCGTGTGGCCTCTGCCAGAGGCCGAGGACGGCCCGGCAGAATCGGGTGAGGAGGACTCGCCATGACCATGCCGAACTATCAGGGCACCGCAGACGAATACGCCAAGTACGGGGCAAGCCTCAACATTTGGCAGCAGCTGCAACTGCTGAGCCAGTGGAGCCCGTTGATCGGGTTTGGCCAGCGGTTTGTCAATGAAATTGACCCGTACCGCAAAAGCCTCGTGGTGAGTGATCTAGCAGAATGGCTCGCAAGCAAAACAAAAGCACAGACCGACGATCGGCTCGTACAACTGCTGGCCGAAATGCTGAAGACGCCGCAGGGCGAAAACCTCGTCCGGTTCCTGCTGCTCCAAGCCGAGGCCGCGAAGTGAATGATTCGCTCCTACGCGCCTGCTGTGTCATTGCCGCTGCTGCTCTCGCGGCTTCGCCCTACTGGGCGGAGATCCGAGCTGCGGCCGAGCGTGCCGCCAAGGCCGTGCGAGCCAGTGGCGGCGGGCTGATGCGTTGGGGCGCTGTTGCCTTGCTGCTCGCTGTAGCGTCTGGCGTGCAGCTGCCGAAGCTGCCGCAGTTGCCGAACGTGCCTGTGCCGACGATTACCGTGGAGACGCCGAGCGTGGAGATGCAGACGAGAGTTGCGGGCGTTGCTCGAGCACTGGCCGGGGCCAACCCGGCCGAGCGTGCCATCTGGGCATCCGTGTGGGAGAAGGCGGCCGTGGTGGTCGCTGCCCCCGAAGGTAAGGAACCCGTCTTCACCGACAGCCGATCGCTGCGTGGCTTCACCGTCTTATCGCTCGACATCGCCTGGCGGCGTATGGCTGGCGTGCAGCCTGGCACCATGCCTGGGCTTCGTGAAGCCGTCGAGGCTGTCATGAGCGAAGCCGTGGGCCTGGACGTGAAGCCCGTCGATTCGGAGATGAAGCGACGGTATGCCGAGGCGTGCCGTGCGATCGCGTGGGCTGGCATCGGGAGGGGCTGATATGGCCGACTTCCTGCCGCTCATGGGGTACGTGCCCGATCGTGAGGGCACCGATGCGTTTCTCTCGACGCTCGCCCGCCCGACGCTCGCCCAGGCCGGGCCGGATCTGGTGCTGGACGAAAGCCGCGACGTGTTCCTAGGGCAGTACCTGCTGGCCTGCGATCCTGGTTGGAAGCGTGGAGCGCAAAAAATCGGGAGCTGCACCGGGTGGGCGTGGGGCCTATCCGTAGACATCCTTGCGGCTTGCGATGTACTTCTGCGTGGCGAATCCGAGAGCTACGGCGGCCGTGTTCTTGAAGCCTCGATTTATGCGTTCAGCCGTTGCGAAATTAGGGGCGGCCGAAATATTGGAGGGGATGGATCTTACGGCGGCGCGTGTGCCAAAGCGGTGACACAATACGGCACTCTTCATTACGGCATCGACTACGGCGGGCAGCGGTTCACCGACAACAGCGGAACACGCGAAAAGAACTGGGGCCGCGACGGCGTGCCCGACGAGCTCGAGCCCTACGCTGCAAAACATAAGGTCAGCAGCGTGGCCATGGTGAAGACGTTTGAGGATGCCGCAAAAGCGATCCAGAACGGCTACCCGGTGGCCGTGTGCTCGATGCGTGGGTTCTCAATGACGCTGCGAGACGGTTACCTGTCGCCGATGGGCCAGTGGGCTCACGCGATGACATTTGCAGCGGTTCGGTGGAGCCCGAAGCCCGCCCTGCTGTGCGTGAACAGCTGGGGCGACTGCTACTCGGGCAGCGTCGATCCGAACCTGCCGCCGCAGTTCCAGAAGTCGGCCGGCTGGGTGGACGCAGCCACCTGCACGTCGATGCTCTCTGGGGAAGACTCATTCGCCCTGAGCGGCTACGCAGGCTTTCCGCCCCGCATGCTGCCCGATTGGACAGGAGGCGTGCTGTGAGGCTTTCCCGCATTCTGCTCCTGGCCCTCGTCGCCGGCTGCGTCAACGCAACCGCCGTCGATCGGCCCGACATCGTTGCCGACCTGGCGTGTGAGACTGCCCGCATGGCCGTGCAGCTCGGGCAGCAGATGACGCCGGCCCCGGCCTCGGACAAGTGCGACAACTGCGACGGCACCGGGAAGATCGGAGACGGGCGGATTGTGATGACGTGCCCAGTGTGCAAGGGCACAGGCAAGAAGGCGAAGTCTGTGCTAGTCACAGGCACCTGCACCACTGGAGCCTGCAAGCCATGAGCCTCGAGGACCTCGACGCCTACGTGTGGTCGCAGCTCTCCCCGCGCCGCTACGCAGCAGGCCGTTCGCTCGTGGCCCGGCTCACCAGGCGAGTGGTCCGCAAGTTCCCGCACCTGGTCATGTCGCAGACCAAGCCAGAGTCTTACGGCATGGTGATGCACGAGATCGCCAAGAGCATCGAGCGAAGCGAACGCCAGAACTACGGCATGGGAATCATCCTGACGCTCGTGCTGTCAGCCCTGCTCTCTGAGATCGTCAAGGCCGTTCTGCGGTGGTGGCTGCAATCTGCCAGCAATCGGGCACTGATGTTAGGGTGGCAAACGGAGATGCGCAAGTGACAGACGAAGTTAAAAGCACGCTGTTCACCATTATGGAAAAGTGGGGCTTTCCCACGCTGGTTGCCATCGTCGCCATGTGGGTGCTCAGGCAGGACGTGTTGCTGCCGCTGGTACAGTCACACAAGCAGTTCGTGGAGCAGCTGGGCGAGACACAGCAGGACATCTCAAAGGCCATTCAGGAGCAGACCCGCCTGCTCTACGCCATGCAGCCAGGACGATCGGCAGCGGCCCACATGCCAGATACCGACGCGGCGAACTGACCGCACTACATCACCTACAAGAGCGTCGTTCCAATGGCGATGAGCCCGAAACTCCTGCGACCGCGAGCCAGCGGCCCAACTGGTGCGCCGCCGGTATACCCGATTCGCGCCATCCATGCGGGCGGTGCTGCGCGAATACAGCGACCGGGGCCGTCTGAAGTTGTGTATTTTCCGAGTGTAGGTGGCGCTGGCGATCTGTCGGTATTCGGCACGCTAGCAGAGGGCCAGACTGAGATAACCGTCTCGTACGAATCTCGGGTGACTTCGCTGCTCGCCCAAGAGGCCGGCTCTACGTTTCTAAACGGATCGCTTGAGATCGTCCTGGTCGATGCCACGAATCGCGTTGTCGGCTGGGGCGTTACTTCTACCAGCACAAGCGTGTATTCAACGAACGGCAATCTCGGGCACACGATGACGTTGCGAGTGCTGCGGTTTCCAAGCATCCCGCAGAACTATTGGGTGATCGGGCAAAGCGGCACTACGTTCTCCTCGCTGCCTTCGTACATATTCGCTGGCGTGCAGCCGTATCAAGTGGTGTCGCTGCCCGTCGTTACCGTTCGCCCAAGTCTCTGGAAAGCCGAAACCCTTCGACCCGTGTACCACTGGAGCATCTAGATCATGGCCGCGCCGAACGTCAATTCCCCGACCCGCGTTGAATTCAAGACTGCCCGCCTCGCCGCCACGACGGCATCGCAGACCATCGTGTCGTGCGGTGCGACGAGCAACATGGCGATCCGCGTTGTCAGCCTTGTCGCCGCCAACATCGACGGCACCAGCGCCTGCGATGTGACCGTGACGACGAGCGACGGCACGGCGACCCGCAGCATCGTCAGCACGGTAACGGTGCCTGCCGATGCCTCGCTGGTGATCGCCAGCCGCGAGAACCCTATCCACCTTCCCGAAGGCTGGACGCTTGCCGGTTTGGCGAGCGCGAGCGGCGATATCGAATTCACTACGGCCCATGAGGAGATCACCTGATGCCGTCAATCAACGATCCATGCTGGCGTGACGCGAGCGGCGTGCCTGCGCTGGAGTTGCCGTTTCGCGTGCAACTGCCAGACGGCACAACACGCACCGATCCATCGCAGTGGAGCGAGGACGCTGACGTTCTCGCCGCTGCCGGATGGACGCGTTCCACGCTGACGCAGGCCGATCTGGACGCGCTGTTCCCGGCACCGCCTCCGGCACCAGAGCCAACATGGCTGGAGGCTGGCTACGCGACGAGCGAGGGCTGGCGGCTCGGATGGCAGGCCGACGACGTGGCTTTGCTCACAGGGCTGTACGTTCTCACTGCGAGGGCAAACCAACTGGGCGTGACGCAACCTTGCGTTGTGACCGATATGGCGGGGCAGCGGCACACGCTGACGTTCAACGAGTTTGAGGCTGTGATGTTGGCGTATGGTGCGGCTCGGGCGGCTGCTAGTGCAGGAGGTGACGCATGAGGGGGCGAGGAGGATTTATCGGCGCGAACGCGACGCCTGCAAGCGAGGCGGTCAACTCTGCGGCGAGCGGTGTGTGGACGGTGCGAGAGGCTGAGAGTCTGAAGCGGGCCGGGACTTGGCCGAGTGCGCCGACCGTACCGGGAACTCCGACCTCGCTCGCCGCATCGGGAGGGAACGCACAAGCATCGTTGACTTGGACTGCTCCCGCAAGCAACGGCGGCTCGGCGATTACCGATTATGCCGTTCAGTTTTCTAGCGACAGTGGCTCAACGTGGACCACCTTTTCAGACGGGACATCAGCGGCGACCAGCGCGACCGTGACTGGCCTGACAAACGGCACTGCGTATGTCTTCCGTGTGGCATCGGTCAATGCTGTTGGCACTGGAGCATACACGGCTGCGAGTGGCAGCGTGACTCCGACTGCTGCGCCAACACTGACGAGGATTACCAACGGCACGAATGGATCGTTCACCGGAACCGGCACGGCAGCAGACCCGTTTGTTGCGGCTTCGTACTTCGGTGGATTTCTGGGTGCTGTACGGTTTCAGGTGAGCGGTAGCGGCACAATACAAGTGAGATACAACGCGACAAATGACGGCGACGACTATTTGCAATTTGGTTTCTTCACCGACGCTGGCGGGACGTTTTATTCGTTCGGTGGAGGAGACGGCGCTGGCACTAATCGCGTGGTAAGTTTTGCGGTTACGGCAAACGCAATTTTTCGCGTTTCAGTTGATAATGCTGGCAGTTTCACGAACCTGCGAATCTGGGCGACGGCGTGAGGCACACCCTGGAACTCCTGCTCTGCTCTGCCATCGGCGGCTACTGCCTGTGGCGTTGCATCGCCGTGATGCCGGGCGTGATGGACGAGTTGGGTGCGTTGTTCGGCGCGATGCTCGGCAGGGCGAGAGACATAGAAGCGGCTATAGAAGAGGCCGAGTGACGCTCTTCACCTTTAGAGACGGCTATATCGGATACGGTATGTCGCTCTTGCACCAGTGTTGAGTCTGTTACGAAACCTCTGCCGTAAGAAAAACGGGCATAGGTTTCTTACGGAATGGCATTGCGCGGCTGGGCCGCACGGGTAGAATCTGAGCCATGACAGACATCGCCACACGCCTGCGGCAGACCCGCGCCAACATGCTCGGAACCGAAGACGAGCAGCACTACTGGGATTGCCACGAGGCCGCTGCCGAGATCGAACGCCTGCGGCTGTGGGGCCGCCTCACCAGCGCGGAGCGTGAGGCCGTGATCGTCGCGTCGATAGAGTTGCAGGCGCTGTCGATGAGCGAGACGAATCACTCCGATGCCCTGCGGTCGATCCTGGCGAGGCTGCCATGATCGCCACGCTTCGATTCGACATGAGCGACCCGGACGACGAGCGGGAGCACCGATACGCTCTTGCGGGTCGGGACGCGCTCATCGCACTGGAGCAGATCGACCAGTGGGCGAGAGGCCGACTTAAGCACGGCACGCCGTCAGCGGAGGCCACCCACGATCTGGAGGCGGTGCGGGCGATGGTGCCGCACGAATTGACCGGCCTGCTTCACTGACCCTACACGCCGCAGAGAGAGACGCGATGATTGACGAGATGGCCGAATCGACACTGCCACCATTGTTGCTGCGAACGCTGGTTGCCCTTTGGCGTACACACCCAACTGGGCTGAAGGCAAACCTGCGCTACTGAAATCAGAGAGGGACGCGATGGCAGGCAAGCCGCAATACTGGCTCGTCACAACCCAGCAAGCCGACTGTGCTGGCTACTGCACTTTCGCGATTGCCAAGCACCCAGCCGACTACATGGCGCAGCGGATCGAAGACGCTCTGATTTTTGCCCTGCCGATCACCGAGCGGCAGTTTCGGGCGATTGACAAAGCGTACTGCGGGAACTGAGTGACGCTCTTGAGCGAAGGGAGAGACTGATGGATTGGTCGCACCTTGCCTGCCTGCTCGCTGGCGTTTTCGTCGGCTCGTTCTTGATGACCGTCTGGCGGAACGAGCGACGGTATCGCCGGGAACAGGATGCCTTGCGGCTCGGGGCGATGAACCGCCGCCGATAGTGCGCTACTGCGGCGAGAGACGGCCGCGCCGTACTGCAAGGGGAAGCCCGCCCCTGCCTAGCCTAAAGGCACAGGAGACCACGCATGCCCGACGCCATTCTCTTTCGTAAGTGCCGCGATCTCGACATCACCTTGCACACGGCCACGAGCCTGGCCACCACGCTGGATATGCGTGACGTTGCCGGGGCTGTGCTCTCCATTGGCACGATCTCGACCAGCGCCGCCACGTTGCAGATGTGGGCGGGGCCGACGCCTACGGGTGTGTTCCGCCGGCTGTACAAGTCGGATGGCAGCGTAGCAGATCTGACGCTGGCCCCCTCGAGCACGGAAGGCCGGGCGTACTCGCTTCCCGACGAAGTGTTCGGCACTGAGTACCTGAAGATCGTGTCGGCCACCACGAACAGCACGGGCACGGTTGGGTTCGTGATGTTCAAGAGCTAGGGCCATGCCCGCACGCATACCAGCCTTCAGGCCGCCAAGGCTCAGGACTGCGGCCAGGCGTGATGAGTCAGGCAGGCCCAACGCAGCTGCACGAGGGTACTGCGACAAGGCACACAGGCTTTGGCGTCAGGCTGTGCTCAACAAGTGTGCGTGGCAATGCGTGGACTGTAAGCGTGTGGCACACGGCAGAGAGATGCACGCGGATCACGTCGTGCCAATCAGCCAAGGTGGGGCACGGTATGACGTGGCCAATGGCGAGGCCAGGTGCGTGAACTGCCACAGCAGGAAGACGGCGAAGGAAAACGCCGCAAAATGCAACAGTGGGAGGGGCGGTTTGGATCATGGGGGCTAACGCCGTAACAAACCACCCGGTTATCCCATAAACACACACGGCCGAAACTGGAACTTTGGTGAGGTGCCTTGATGGGTAAGGGCCGCAAGCCGACGCCTAAATCGATCCTTAGCCTGCGTGGCTCTCGCGTTAGGGGGCCGCATAAGAGAGGAATCGACGCGCCGCCTGGCGTTCCGCCGGCCCCGGCTTGGCTGGCCGACATTGCCCGCGCCGAGTGGGAGCGGATCGTGCCGATGCTCGAGGCGTCGAAGGTGATGAGCCCGCGCCACCAGCAAACACTCGCGGCGTACTGCGATTCATTCGCCGATATGGTGCAGGCCGACCAGGAGCTGAAGACCAGCGGCACCACGCTGATGGACGATAAGGGTAGGGTGAGTAATCACCCGGCATGGAACCGGAAGCGCGACGCGAGAAATCAGATGCTGAAGTTCGCGGCCGAGTTTGGCCTGACGGCGTCTGCCCTGGCGAGAGTGTCAGCCGTTGACCAAGGCCCGCAAGAAGACGAAGACGACGCACGCATGTTCGCTTGATGCGAAGGCTGCGGCCATCGCGGTGCGGTTCTTTGAGGAGAACCTGACGCACGCGAAGGGCGAGCTGGGCGGCAAGGCGTTTCTGCTCGAGCGGTGGCAGAAGGAATACGTAGGCCGATTGTTCGGCACGATGAAGGGCGACGTGCGGCAGTACCGCACAAGCCTCTTGGCGATTCCTCGCAAGAACGGCAAAAGCACCCTGTGTGCCGGGATCGCCCTAAAGCTGATGTTCGACGGCGAGCCTGGTGCCGAGATCTATTCGTGTGCCGCCGACCGCGACCAGGCCCGGCTCGTGTTTGAGATGGCGAAGGTGTGCGTCGAGAACTCGCCCAAGCTGCGAAGCCGGCTGCGTGTGTTTCGCAATTCGATCGTGCGGGAGGACACGCACAGCACGTACAAGGCACTGTCTGCCGAGGCGTTCACGAAGCACGGGCTAAACGCTCACGGGATCATCTTTGACGAGCTGCACGCCCAGCCCGACCGCGAGCTGTGGGACGTGATGACCACGAGCACCGGGGCCAGGCGGCAGCCCTTGTGCGTGGCAATCACCACGGCAGGCTTCGACCGCAAAAGCATCTGCTGGGAAATCTGGCGGTATGCCTTGGCCGTGCGAGACGGGGCCATCAAGGATGACACGTTCCTGCCTGCGATCTACGCCGCCGATCCCGAGGACGATTGGACGGCGGAAGCCACCTGGCGGAAGGCGAATCCGAACCTTGGCGTCAGCGTGAAGCTCGACGATCTGCAGGTGCGGTGCAAGCGCGCCCAGGACATGCCAAGTGAGGAGAACACTTTCCGCAGGCTGCACTTGAACCAGTGGACCGAGCAGGACACGCGATGGCTGCGGATGGAGCACTGGGCACAGGGCAACAAGCCCTGCCCCGTGATGCTCGACGGCCGGGAGTGTTTCGCGGGCCTTGATCTCGCAACCACGTACGACACGACGTGCCTGTGCCTGCTATTTCAGTTGGACGATGGCACGTTTTGGGCCGAGCCACACTTCTGGATTCCAGAGGAGAACATGCGGTACAGGGTGAAGCGTGACCGCGTGCCGTATGACCAGTGGGCAAAGGAAGGGAAGCTGCACCTGACGCATGGCAACGTCACGGACTTCGACAAGGTGCGGGCCGACATTCTTGCGATCACGAAGAAATACAACGTGCGGCAGGTGGCGATTGACCGCTGGAACGCCACGCAGCTCGCCACCCAACTGCAAGGCGATGGCGTAAATGTCTTAGGTTTTGGGCAGGGCTACGGCTCGATGAGTTCGCCCGCCAAGCAGCTCGAGGCCCTGGTGGTGGGCGGCAAGTTGCTTCACGGCGGGCATCCCGTCCTGGCGTGGCAGGCGTCAAACGTAGCGATACAGCAGGACCACGCCGGAAACATCAAGCCCAGCAAGGCGAAATCGAACGAACGTATCGACGGCATCGTGGCGCTAACGATGGCCCTCGGCATCCACGCTACGGCGACGGCCCCGGCCCCTGAACAGAACTGGGACATCATCTCGTTATGAGCGAACACGCCGCCGCCGACTTCAAGATGTTCGACCTGCGTGGCATTGACTGGCCCGAGGTTTCGTCCAGCCGCACGCCTTCAGGCATCCGCGTCAACGCCGACAACTCGATGGCGTGCTCTGCGTACACGGCCTGCATCCGGGTCATATCGGATGCGGTATCAGCCCTGCCGCTCCACGTCTACGAGCGGATGGCGAACGGCGGCAAGTCGAAGGCTACCGCCCATCCTGTCTATCGGCTCTTGCACCAGCAGCCCAACCCGTGGCAGACGGCGCAAGAGTTCCGCGATTGGATGACGGGCATGTACCTGCACTACGGTGCGAGCTACGCCGAGATCCGCCCAGGTGCTCGAGGTGCCGTGTCGGAGCTGTGGCCCCTGCACAGTTCCCGCATGGAAGTCGATCGGCTGTCTGACGGCACGCTGCGGTATCGGTATCGGGAGCCGAGCGGGCGGGAGACGATCTACCCGCAAGAGGCGATCTTCGCCCTGCGGTTCACCACCGAAGACGGCATCAAGGCGATCCCGACATACAAGATTTTCCAGAACGCCATCGGCCTGGCTCAGGCGTTAGAGGCTCACGGGTCCACGTACTTCGGCAACGGTGCCCGGCCCGGCATCGTGCTGGAGTCAGAGAACCCGATCCCGGTGGAGGCTGCCGAGCGGCTGCGTGAGCAGTGGGAGCGGATGCACCGGGGCGCGGATCGGGCGTTCCGCACGGCCGTGCTGCCGAACGGCGTGAAGGCTCACGAGCTCAGCGGCAGCAACGAGGCGGCCCAGTTCTTGGAAACTCGGCAGTACCAGGTCATCGAGATCTGCCGCGCGTTCCGCGTGCCGCCTCACATGATCCAAGACCTGACCCGCAGCACCTACAGCAACATCGAGGTGCAGGGCACGGAGTTTGTGCAGCACTGCCTGCTGCCGCACTTGAAGCGGTGGGAAGCAGCCATCAGCCGCGATCTGATCGTGGACGATGAGCGGTACTTCGCCGAGCACAGCGTCTCGGGCCTGCTGCGTGGTGACCACGCGAGCCGGTCGGCCTACTACGTCTCTGCCCTGCAGAACGGGTGGATGACCATCAACGAGATCCGCGAGCTTGAGAACCTGAACCCGATCGGGCCGGAAGGTGACAAGCACTTCGTCCAGTTGAACATGACCACGCTGGACAAGGTGGGGGCGGAGTCGCCGGCACCGGAGCCGATGCCCGAGCCGCCCGCCGAAGTAGAAGACAGCCCGGCTGATGCCGCCGAGGGCCAGGCCGAACAGGAGGAGTACATCGATGGAAATTGAACGCCGCGATTTCGCCTTGGAGGAAGAGAACGAGCTGATCGTGGAAAGCCGGGCCGATGGCCGGGCCACCATCATCGGATACGCCGCCGTGTACAACCGGCTGTCCCTCGACCTCGGCGGGTTCCGTGAAGAGATCCTGCCGGGCGCGTTTGACAAGATTCTGAACCGCCAGCGTGGCAAGGGCGACGTGGTGGCGCTGTTCAACCACGACAGCAACATCGTCCTGGGCCGGTCATCGTCTGGCACCCTGGAACTCTCGTCAGACGAGAAGGGGCTGAAGTACGTGGTGACGCCGCCAGTGAGCCGGGCCGATGTGCTCGAGCTGATCCAGCGGCGCGACGTGCGCGGCTCGTCGTTCGCCTTCACGGTGGACCCAAAGGATGAGTCCTTCCGCACTGGCGAGGACGGCAAGGCCATCCGCCAGATCCGCGAGGTATCGGGCCTCTACGACGTGGGGCCGGTGCTGAACCCGGCCTACCCTTCCACGTCTGCGTCCGTGGCCATGCGTTCGTACGAAGCCTGGCTGGCAACGCAGACGCAGCCCGAGCCCGAGGCTGTGGCCGCCGAGATCGTGAAGCGCTCCTTGGTTCGTGACGCAGCTGCCGCGTGGGCTCTGAGGCTTCGCCGTGTCTGAAGCACGCTGCACCTGCGGCGAAAAACTCCGGTGCCGTTCCAGCCGTCCATGCGGCGACGAACGGCAGCGGTATCTACGCTGCCCACGGTGCGGGGCGCGGGCAGTGGCGTTTGTAAAAACAACGCTTTCGCAAATCCGCTTCTGCAAGGTGCCACGCCCTTAGTGGCAAGGTGGAGTCCATCGGCAATACCGCCGCAGGAGTCTCACCGAACATGGACAATCTCAAGCGCCTTCAGGACGAAGCGGCAACCCTTGCCAACCGGATCGACGCCGTGCGTGCGATTGAGGCCGAAGACACGACCGCCCGCGATGTCGAGCTCATCGACCTCAACAAGCGTGCCGACGAACTCACCGCCAAGATCGACTTCGAGAAGAAGGTGGTTGAGTCGGCCAAGAATCTCCGCAGCGTGGTCGAGCGTTGCTCGCCGGCTCCCGAGGTGCGTGCCGAAGAGCCCAAGACCCGCATCGAAGCGGTTCCGTTCTCGGGACGGCTGCGTGCGTTTGAGAACGCCAAGGACGCCTACTCGGTGGGCATGTGGTTCAAGGCCAAGGCGGGCGACGCCGATGCCAAGCGGTGGTGCCAGGACCACGGCGTCGAGGCTCGTGCTCAGGGTTCGACCGGCAGCACCACGGGTGCGGCCTTCGTGCCCGACGTTCTCTCTTCGACCGTCATCCGCCTGGTCGATCAGTACTCGGCCTTTGCCCAGAACGCCACCAACGTGGTGATGCCTTCGGACGTGGTGCTCTTCCCGCGTCGGACGGCCGGTGCCTCGGCGGCGTGGATCGACGAGAACGTGGCCATCACTGCCAGCGACCCGACCTCCAACCAGGTCACGCTGACGGCGAAGAAGGTCACGGGCGCGGTGGTCATCGCGTCGGAGCTCCTGCAGGACTCCATCGTGTCGATCGCCGACTGGATCGCTGCCGAGCTCGCCCTGTCGCTCAGCAACGCCGTGGAAGCGGCTGCGTGGAGCGGCAACCCGGCAAACGCCCCTGGCGTGGCCGGGCTCGTGACCAGCCACACGGGTGGCCTTCTCGCTGGCTCGGCTGCCACCTACGCAGCGTCGCTCGTTACCGCTGCCGGTGACACGCCCGACGAGGTGACGAAGGCCAACCTGCTGGCGATGATGGGCGCTCTGCCCCAGCACAGCCGGCAGGGTGCTCGGTGGTACTGCTCGCCGTTCTTCTTCGCGTCGTGCATGCAGAACCTCGACCTCGCCCAAGGCGGGTCGGTGGGTCTGTCGCAGGGCATGGGCCTCACCTTCCTCGGCAGCCCGGTGGTCCTCACCGACCGGCTCCCGAGCGGTGCGGACTCGACGGGTGCCATCATGGCGCTGTACGGCAACATGGCGAACTCGAGCTACTACGGCATCCGCCAGGCCATCGAGATCGCCAGCTCGGATCAGGTGAACTTCCTGAGCGATCAAACCGTGATCCGTGCGGTGGCTCGCGTGGCGATCACGCACGCCAACCTCGGCAGCTCGAGCGTCGCCGGCCCGATCATCGGCCTGGTTGGTGCGTGAGCCTGACGGCTTGACTCGATGTGCAGACTGGGCGGGCCGCTCCACTACGGGGCGGCCCGCTCTCTTTTGCGAGGCACGCATGATCGTCAAGGTAGGTGGCACCGAGGCCGACATTCGGGTGGAAGCCATCCTGTCGATGCCCAGGCTCTCGTTCACAGCCAACCACTTTGCCTGGGCTCAGGCACTCATGCCTTTGGGCATTCGCCCGACAATGGGCACTGGTGCGTTCTGGGACCAGGTCAACACGCGGGTCATGGAGCAATTCATCGACAAGGCCGAGTATCTGCTGACGATCGACTACGACACGTTTTTCACGAAGGAAGACGTGGAGCACCTGTTCGCTCTGGCGATGACGTTTCAATGTGACGCCATCACGGGGCTACAGACCAAGCGTGAAGACGGCAGGCCGATGCTCACGCTGCCGGGCACTCTGGACAATCCGCCCGACGGCGGCACCACCAGCCTGCCTATGTCGTGGTTTTCTGAGCCAGTGCAGGAAGTGGACACGGCCCACTTCGGGCTGACCGTCATCAGCACGGCCGCCCTGAAGCGTGCGAAGCGTCCGTGGTTCTGGAGCAAGCCCGGCCCTGACGGCTCGTGGAACGAAGGCAGAACGGATCCCGACATCTATTTCTGGCGCAACTGGCGCGAGAGCGGGAACCGTGTATTCGTCACGCCCCGCGTGGTTCTCGGGCACGGCGAGTACGTGGTGACGTGGCCGGGCCGGGATCTCGGCAAGCCTGTTTTCCAGTGGACAACCGACTTCACGAACACGAGCAAGAAGCCCGAAACTGCATGGAGTGTGCCCCAGTGACGAAAATCACATTCACCCGCGCGTGGCGGTCATACCGCAAGGGCCAGGTGGTGGACATCTCCGGCGGCTTGGCCACGCAGCTGCTCGCCCAGCGCGTGGCTGTCGAGGACACGCAGGGCCAACTGATCGAAACGGCAGCCGTCGAGCACGAAGCCGAAACGGCCGACGCCACCCCAAGGAAACGCCGCCGTGCAATATCGAAGCCTGACTCGCCAGACCGCCCCAGCCGTTGAGCCCGTGACGCTCTCGGAGGCCAAGGCCCACCTGCGAGTTGATACGGCGACCGACGATGCCTACATCGGCTCGCTCATCACGGCGGCCCGCGAGTGGTGCGAGCAGTACCTAGACCGCACGCTGGTGCATACGCAGTGGGTCATGAGGTTCGACAGCTTCCCGCCTGACGGCACGCACGACATCGAGCTGCCACGCCCGCCGATGGCGACGGCCGGCACGACTACGGCCGTGGCCCTGACGTTCACGTACGAGAACGGCACCACGGCAACCTACTCGACGGCCAGCTACCGCGTGGATCGGGACGGCGTGCCGGGCACCGTGAAGACGCTGTACGGGCAGACCTGGCCGCCGCACCTACAAGATGACAACGCCATCAGCGTGACCTGGTGGGGCGGCTACGGGGCGAGCGGCACGAGTGTGCCGGCTGCGATCCGGCACGCCATGCTGATGCTCGTGGGCATGTGGTACGAGCGCCGGATGGCGGCCGACTCCATGAGTGGCAACGAGATCCCCTTCGGCGTGCAGTCGCTTCTGGACTCGCAGAAGTGGGGCTCCTACCGATGATCGACCCCGGCAAACTCCGCGAGCGTGTCACCGTGCAGATCGCCAGCGGCACCACCAATGCCCTTGGCGAGACGGTGCTGGCGTGGGCCGACTCGTCCGCCGTGTGGGCGAGCGTAGAAGGCGTGTCGGCCCGCGAAGCCCTGGCGGCCGGGCAGCAGGAAACGACGATCAGCCACAAAGTGCGGCTGCGGTATCTGCCTGGCCTTACTCAAAGCATGCGATTCTCCTGGCGTTCCCGCACGCTCGAGATCGTCAGCCTGCTCGAGCACGGCAACCGCAGCGAGCACGAGGCAATTTGTCAAGAGCAGGTGCCCTGATGGCGATCGTCGCAGGCGAGCCACTTATCAAGCTGGCTGTGGGCCGGGGCAAGGCTGCGAAGGCGTTGTATTCGCTCGCGCCGCTTGATGACGTGGTGGCCGAACTGAAGAAGCTGCCGGCCGACATCTCGAACAGATACCAGCGCAGGGCACTGAAGAAGGCTGCCCAGCCAGGCAAGGCTGCCCTAGAAGCCAACGTGCGAGCCATCGGCCAGGTCAGCGGCAACTTGCTTGCGAGCATTACAGAGCGTGGCAAGAGCTACGCCAACAACAAGTTCAAGGTGCCGGTGTCGGTCATCGTGATCGGCTTCCGCCGCCCTGTTGGTGGCGGTGCTCAGCGGACGGCAGAGACGGCATTCGGCGGCTCTGTGATGAAGGGGCCGAACCGGGCCTACCACTCGCACCTAGTCGAGTTTGGTACGAAGGGCCGCCGTACTCCCGGCAAGAGCCGCGTGGTGAAGCGCCGCCGCGTGATCCTTGACGGCCGGATCATCTCGCAGCGCGAGCGCCGCAAAGAACAGCCCAACAACAATCCACGGCAGGTTCTGTCCTCGTGGAACACCCGCCGGGGCAAGGGCTCGTGGCAGGGCAAGTATCCGATCGACTTCATTGCCACCGGCTCCGTGGCCCCCATGCCCGCGCTGCGTCCGCTTGAGCGTGCCTTCAACCAGTCACGCGGTGCGATGAAAAGCATTCTGGATGTCGAAATGCGTAAGTCTCTCTCGGCGGCATTGCGGGCCTATGAGCGTAGGAACAAGGCAGGCGACAAATGAAAAGCCCTGAAGCCGTTCTCCGTAATGCACTCGTGACCACGACGGCCGTATCGTCCGTGGTGTCGAACCGCGTCTATCCGCTGCTTGCCCCGCAGGCCGCGCCGCTGCCGTTCGTCACCTACCGCCGCACGGGCATCCGCCGGATGCAGACGCTTGGCGCGCCGATGGGTGTGCCGCAGGTGAGCGTTGATTTCGACGTGTACGCCACGACCTACGAAGGGGCTCGTGACCTGGCCGACCGCTGCCGCTCCTGTCTGGATGGGTACGGGGGAACCTTCGACAATACGGTGGTACAGCAGACTTCGCTCGAAAACGAACAAGACGATTTCGTGCAGCTGGCCGGGGCGGACATGCCGCCTGTGTACAGCGTGAAACTTTCCTTCGACATCTGGTGGCAGGAGACATAGGCACATGAGCACCCCGCATGCCGGCTCGGGCACGACGTTTTCGTTCGCTGGAACGAACTACACCGTCACGAACATCACGTACACGCTCACCGACGTGAATGCGGCGGACACGATCGACATCAGCCACCTGGGCCAGTCGGCGGGTTCTGCGGTGCTCACGCTTGACCGTCCGCTGACGGGTGCGGCGAACGACACGGGCCGCGAGGTGCAGATCGACTACATCGGCTCGTCTGTCATCAGCGACGGTGCCACTGGCACGCTGGCGATCACTGGCGGCATCAGCCTGTCGAAGGCTGCGACCGTCTCGAGCTCGTCGGTGACGCTCGCCGTGAACGACGTGATCCGGGGCTCGGCCACCTTCCGCGTGGCTCGTTAACGCACGGGAGGTTTTCCCGTGGCATCGTTCAGCACAGGCGTGGCCATCACCTGGGGAGGCTCTGCCTTCTCTGAGATTGTCGGCCTGGACTGGAACTACGGCGGCGGTGCCCCCAAGGGCCGCAGCGTCGTGTGGACCGATGACGCCGGCAGCGTCTCCGTTACCACGCTGGCGGGCGCCAACACAAGTACGGGCGAGTACGGCCTACGCAAGCAGCTCGTGATCTCGGGCGGCGGGCAATCCTTGACGGCGCAGGCAGTATGGGAATCGTTGAGCGTGTCGAACGAAGTGAACGGCGTGACCCGTTACACCGTCACGTTCAAGATCCTCGACGGGTAAACCATGGCACTGACACGAGAACAGATCGACGCAGCGGATGACGCCAAGATCATCAAGGTGCAAGCATTCGGCGGCGAGTGCTGCCTGCGGCTGATGAGCGTAGGCGAGCGCGACTCCTACGAGCTCAAGCTGGTGGAGGCCGGCGGCAAGGCGATCCCCGATTTCCGCTCTGAGCTCCTGAGCCGCACGCTGTGCGACGAAAAGGGCAACCTGCTCTATGCAGGCGAAGAAGGCGTGGAAGCGCTGAAGCGTCGCAGCAGCGACCAGATGCACAAACTGTGGCAGGCGGCGATGAAGCACAACGCACTCACAGAGGAGGAGATCAAGAGACTAGCGGGGGAATAAACGCCCGTCCGACGCTTCAGTTCAAGATGCGTCTGGCGGGCCACCTCGGGAAGACACTCGCCGAAATCGACCAGATGGACTCTCGGGAGTTCTCACGGTGGCTGGCGTTCTCTAGGTGGTTCTCTCCGTTGGCCGACAGTTGGACGCAAACCGGGATGCTGGCAAGCGCGATGCTTGCACCGTACTGCCCACGCGGCAAGGTGCCATCGGCGAGCGACTTCATCCCGATCGAAGACAAGGCACCAAAGCATCCGAACCAGATACGCGAAGTGCTCGAGCAGATGAAGCGAGACTTGGAAGGCTGAGATGGCAACCGTAGGTCTAGGTTTTCAACTATCGGCGAATGCCACGCAGATGTCTGCGGGCATCAATGCTGGCGTCACGGAGTTGCAGAAGCTCGGCTATGCAGCCAAGAGGACGCAGCAAGATGTCTCGACGCTGAAGACCATTGAGCTGTCGCGGGTCTTCATCTCCGCTGTCCAGTCGGTGGCCGGCTCATTCACGTCATTCGTGGCCGGGGCCGCGTCTGCTGTGGCAAGCGTGGACGATCTCAGCAAGCGTACGGGCGTGTCGGCCCAGACGCTCCAGGCGTACCAGTTCGCGGCCGAGCAGTCTGGCGTCAGCGTCGAGACGTTTGGCAAGGGCATTCAGAAGCTTGGCATCAACCTTGGAGAAGCCCAGACGGGCAACAAGTCTGCGATCAAGTCTTTCGCAGATCTTGGATTGTCGGTTCGTGATCTGGCCCAGCTTTCGCCAGAGCAGGCATTTGAGAAGGTGGCGGCGGCGATCTCGCAGCTGCCGAACCCGGCACAGCAGGCGGCGGCTGCCGTTGGGCTGTTCGGCAAGAGCGGTGCCGAGCTCGTGCCGGTGTTCCAAGAGGGGGCGGGCTTCCTGTCAGAGATGCGAAAGCAGGCCGAGGGTCTGGGCCTGGTGCTCGGGCAGACGCAGGTGGCCAACCTCGCGCAGCTCGATGACTCATTCAGTGCCTTGGGCGCGACCGTGCAGGCGTTTAAGCAGCGAGTGACCGCTGACCTCGCCCCGGCACTCACGGAAGCGTCGAGGTCTGCGGCCGAGTTCATCGCGTCGATTGACGTGCAGGCTGTGGCAAAGGCAGCCGAGGGTGCGATCGCAAGCCTGGCCGACGCGGGGCGTGCGCTGGGTGAAACTTTTCTGATTATCTACAAAGCCTCTGCCCCGCTGGCCTCCGCTGTGCTGCCGGTCATTGCTGACACGCTGTCGCTGATCGGCAAGAACATTCAAGGTGCTGCCTTGGGCGGGCTTGCCGCCGCTGGTGCTTTTGGTGCCTATAGCCTTTCATGCGTTTCCGCGACTGCAGCCACGGCAGCGCTGACTGCCGCCGTGACCACGCTGCTTTCCCGCACTGGCGTCGGCCTTCTGGTCGTGGTGCTGGGGGCAGTGGCCGGCACCTACATCAACATGGCGACTGCCGCAGGCGATGCCGCTGACACAAGCACCGCAGCCGCCGACAGAATCACGCAGGCGATTTCCGAAACGAAGACGCAGATCGAGGCTGCGACCGGGTCCGTGAAGCAGTTTGGTGCAGAGGCCGAGTCCGCATTCAAGCTGCCCGCCGAAATCACCGACGCCACGCTGATTCAGGGCACTGTGGATGAGGCCACTTCCGCCTTCAAGAAATTTGCCCAAGAGGCTGGCAGTCTGTCGGCCGTGCCGAAGGAAGTGGCCGACGCTTTCGACACGCTCACGACAGACATCGAGAACATGAACGCTGCGGCCGTGGACGCTGGCGTAGGCCAGCAGTACATCGCCGATTCTGCACAACAACTGCTGGCAGTTATTGAGAACATCACACAGGCCAGGGCGGAAGAGAAGAAAGCCACAGACGCTGTGGCCGACGCGGCACGCAAGGCCAGCGAAGAGGCTGGCAAGCGCGTGCAGGGGCTTGCACGAGCCGGCCTTGAGGATGGCGAGCGATCGCAACTAACTCTGTCGGAAGATTTGCTGGCGATCACCCGCACGATTGCCGACGCAGAGCAAGCATTGGCGGCAGCCCGCGAAGGCTCAGATTCTTTGGCGATTGCTGCAGCCCAGGAGCGGCTGGCGCTTACGCGGCAGACCGCCGCCGCCGCCACAGAGGCCGCGAAAGAGCAGGCCCGCCAGCGTGAGCTCTCGGCTCTCGGCCTTGACCAGAGCCTGCTAAGGCCCGTGCAAACTGTGACCGACCAATTTAAGAAGGTGCGGGAAGCGTTTGACCGTGGGCTTATCGACGGCGGCGAAGCCCGCACAGCCCTGCAAAACTTGGCCGCTGAAGGCATCACGATCCGCAAAGAGATTGCCGCCGAACTGGCTCGGCCTTCCACTCAGGCACTGCAGGCCAGCGACGTTCGGACGCAGGGCGGCGCGTCTGAGTTCCTGCGGCTTGCCACAGGCAGGGCCGACCCGGCGATCGAGCAGCGCACCCAGCAGCTCTCCAAGCTCGAGGAGATCCGGCGAGCCATCGCTGCCACTGGCGCGAGCCCTGTGGAGATCCTCGGAGCGTAACCATGTCCATCATCGCATACCGCGAAGTCCTGCCCCGCACGTTCTCGCACAAGTTCGGCGAGAGCCCCACGGCAGAACTGAAGTTCGTGGTAACGGTTACGGAGCCCGTCGCGCACCAGCTGCTGCTGAACACCGTGGGCATCTTCCACGGCTCGATGCACCCAGAGTTTTCATACCTGCTCTGCACTGAAGGCAGCGTCACAGAAACGGATCGGCAGCACGCGGAGATCACGTACCGCTACGAGGTGCCGCAGGTTGGCAGCCAAGATAGCCAGCCCAACCCGCTTGCTCGGCGAGACGTGTGGAGCTTTAGCACTGGCGGCTCTGCTGTTCCGGCCCTCGTCTACTACCAAGGCAGTGGCAACGCGAACCGCAAGGCGCTCATCAATACGGCCGGTGATTTCTTTGAGTCTGCGATGACCGAAGAGGCCGAGCTGCGGTGCAGCATCAGCGGCAACCGACCTGCGTTCCCTGTGGCCGTGGCAGCCCAGGTGACGAACTGCGTGAACTCTGACGGGTTTATGGGTTCGGCAGCGCATCAGTGGAAGTGCCAAGGTATCTCGGGGCAGCAGCAAGTCGAAGTGGTCAGCGGCGTAGAGATCAAGTACTGGAGCGTCACCGTTGAGCTTGCCTATCGGCAAAGCGGCTGGAATCTTCTGCTGCCAAACGTCGGCTGGAACTACATCAGCGGATCGGGTGGCAGCGCGAAGAAGCGCCGCTGCTATGTGTTTTCCAGCGAGTCTGAGGGAAGCACGGAGCAGGTGGCGTCTGCCAACGTAATGGCCCTAAACGACGATGGCAGCATCCGCTTCAATACGGACTTCACAGGCTCTGGTGCCCCCACCGTCCTGAACCGCCGCGTACACCCAGAAGTCGCCTTCACCCCGCTATTCGGCACCCCGCCGTTCTAAGGAGCCCGCCCCATGCCCGACATCAACTACACGATCAACGCCCAAGTGCAGAAGGGCGCTCTCTCGCAGCAGTTCGCCGCGTCAGGCATCACTGCCGACATCGCCACGGCTGGAATGCTGGCCGTCACGCTGAACCTGGGCACGTCAGTTACACAGATCAGCACGGCCACGATGGGCAGCCTCGGCCTGTGCTTCGCCCGTTCGCTCGCCACAGAGACTACGCACACCGTGTCGTTCGGCCGGTTCGACGGCACGAACCTGCACGAGACTGTACGCCTGCGTGCCGGCGAGGCCGCGATCCTGCGGCTGGCGGCTGGCAACTACGCCGCAAAGGCTGCCGTGGGTGGCTCCCGCCTGGTGCTCACCGTGCTCGAGGACTGACCATGGCCCAGAAGCCAGACGGCAAGCCAGCCCGCACAGAGCGCGTCACGTTCACGAAGCCGGCCGCTGAGCGGATCGCCAAGGTGGTGCGAGCAGTCGAGGCTGGCGACCGCGATTGCGGGCCGCTGACGTTTGGCAGCCGTGGCGTGGCTGGCAATCCCAAGGCGTTCCGCGTCTGCACCTTCACCGGCGCGTGGTCGATCAACGCCGAGAAGACGGTGACGTTTAAGAATCAGACGGCCACGCCGAATACCGTGGCGGCCCAAAACGTATTCGTCGCGTTGCCTGATCGCGGAAACTCCAATTGTGGAATAGCAAAAGACGGCACTGCTTGGCATCTAGTTGCTTGGGCTCCCGTCACGGCAACGGCTTCAGTTATCACGTCGGTTTCTCTTAATACATCTGGACTTCAGTTTAATACACTGACTATTCGTATTTCCGAAACTGTGTCCACAAGTGTCATCACCATTGGCACAACAGCCTGCTGATAAGCAATGCCGTTAGCTGTAAAAAATGATCGGATTATTGCCGGCGGCACAAAGCTTGCCGAAAACTGCCAGTGCTGTACTGGGCCAACAATTTGCGGCTGCGTGCTGCGGTTTGGCGTTCCAGATTTTCTGTACGCGGCTTTCAGCAACTTTTCTCTCACGTTTCTTAGAACTGACAACTTCAGCCAACAGCCTTCGGGTTTTTTGCCGCGACCCGAAAACGCCGAGTCGATCATGGGGAATTGGCTGTCTAGTTTTCGCCCCGCCATTCCGTTAGTGCCGGCGCAGCTAAACCAGAACAAGGTGTTTTACGCAACCTCTGGATGCGTTAACACTGTTCAAAGCGGTGTGGAGCAGCCTTGTACCGGATGCTCTCCATCGTTTCGGTCTTTTGAGCGCATATCGGGCTTTCCTCAGGCGAGTCTTGGCGTTCAATGGCAGTGCCTTGGCGGATACAGCTTAGTTA